CATACAGGTGTTATTCCTTTTCTTAAAAAGTTTGAAGCAACAGTAAAATGTTGCACACAAAATGGAGTAAGAGGTGGTTCTGCTACTGTACACTTTCCTATTTGGCACCAAGAGATAAAAGATATTATTGTATTAAAAAACAATAAAGGTTCAGAAGATAATAGAGTTAGAAAATTAGATTACTCAATTCAATTATCAAAACTATTCTATGAACGATTTATAAATGATGAAGATATAACTTTATTTTCACCACACGAAGTACCAGAACTATATGAAGCTTGGGGAACACCAGAGTTTGATGAACTTTATAAAACAGCTGAAAGAAAATTAAGTGTAAACAAAAAGAAAATATCAGCACAAGAATTATTTACAGATATTTTAAAAGAAAGAGCAGAAACAGGTCGTATCTATATTATGAATATAGATCATTGTAATACTCACTCATCATTTAAAGATAGAGTTTATATGTCAAACTTATGCCAAGAGATTACATTACCTACTGATCCTATACAACACATAGATGGTCAAGGTGAAATTGCTCTTTGTATTTTATCAGCAATCAATATAGGTAAAATAGATAGAAGAACAGAATTAGAGGAACTTTGTGATTTAGCAGTAAGAAGTTTAGATGAAATAATAGATCATCAAAAGTATCCTGTATTAGCCGCTGAAATATCTACTAAAGCAAGAAGAAGTTTAGGTATAGGTTATATAGGTTTAGCACACTATCTTGCTAAAAAAGGTTATAAGTTTGAACAAAAGTTAGCATGGCGACAAGTTGATAAACTAACAGAAGCGTTTCAATTTTATCTATTAAAGTCTTCATTAGAAGTTGCAAAAGAAAAAGGTAAATGTGAATACTTTGATAGAACCAAATATTCCGATGGTATCTTACCAATTGATACTTACAAAAAAGAAGTGGACGAGATCGTTGATCGCAAATTCACTTATGATTGGGAGTGGTTAAGAGGTCAGATAAAAGAGCATGGTCTTAGACATAGCACACTCTCTGCTCAAATGCCATCAGAATCCTCTAGTGTGGTTTCAAATGCTACTAACGGCATTGAACCACCTAGAGATTATTTAAGTGTTAAAAAATCTAAAAAAGGTCCACTTAAACAAGTTGTACCTGAATATAGAAAATTAAAAAATAATTATACTTTACTATGGGATATGAAAAGTAACGAAGGTTATATAAATATCGTAAGTGTAATGCAGAAATATTTTGACCAAGCCATATCTGGTAACTGGTCATATAATCCTGAACATTACGAAGATGGACAAGTGCCAATATCAATAATGGCACAAGATTTATTATCTACATATAAGTACGGTTGGAAAACTTCATATTATCAAAACACATATGATAGTAAAAAAGATGAAGATGAACCAGCGCATCCAGTTGGTTTCCACGATAACGTACCTGAGGACAAACCTAAACAACAAATAGAGGACGAGGCTTGTGAGTCTTGTACGATTTAAATGGAAAATAGTTTATTAATACATAAACATTTAATTATTAGAGCAGATATAAACAATCCACCAAAAGATGTAGAGTTTTTAAAAAGTTGGATGGAAGACTTTATTAAATTTATTAATATGAAAGTTATGTTAGGGCCTTATGTTGCTTATTGTGAAAAACCAGGTAATAGAGGTATAACTGCTATATCAGTAATAGAAACAAGTCATATTGCGATGCACGTTTGGGACGAACCCAATCCTGCACTTATGCAATTAGATATATATAGTTGTTCGGAATTTAATCCATATCTAATAGCAGATAAATTAAAGAAAGACTTTGCAGTACAAAAGTTAGATTATAAATTTTTAAATAGAGAAACAGGATTAAAAAATATAGTTTTAAATAAACAGTACGTAGTATAATGAAAAGTGTATTTAATAAAGATAAAAATTTAGACGTTACAAAACAGTTAATGTTTTTAGGTCCAGATTTATCTGTACAAAGATATGATAATATGAAATATCCAATCTTTGACAAATTAAATCAACAACAACTTGGTTACTTTTGGCGACCAGAAGAAGTCTCTTTACAAAAAGATAGAAATGATTACCTTGAATTAAGAGATGAACAAAAATTTATATTTACATCTAATCTAAAATATCAAACAATGTTAGATAGTGTACAAGGTAGAGGACCTTGTTTAGCATTTTTACCTTTTTGTAGTTTACCTGAATTAGAGGGTTGTATAGTAACTTGGGACTTTATTGAAACAATACATAGTAGAAGTTATACTTACATTATTAAAAACTTATATTCAAATCCTAGTGAAGTATTTGATACAATTTTACAAGATGAAAAAATTGAAAAAAGAGCAAAGTCTGTTACACAAACTTATGATGATTTAATCAATACAGGTTATCAGTGGATCATTGATCCTAAAAAAGTTGATATGTACGATTTAAAAAAGAAATTATATTTAGCAATGGTAACAGTAAATATACTAGAGGGATTAAGATTTTATGTTTCATTTGCTTGTTCATTTGCGTTTGGTGAATTAAAAAAACTAGAAGGATCAGCTAAGATTATTTCATTTATTGCTAGAGATGAAAGTCAACATTTAGCAATGTCACAAAGAATTATTAATAACTGGAAAGATTATGAAAACGATAAAGAAATGTTAAAAGTTATTAAAGATACAGAAAAAGAAGTTTACAAAATGTATGATGACGCAGTCCAAGAAGAAAAACGTTGGGCAACATATTTATTTAAACAAGGATCAATGATTGGTTTATCTGAAAAACTATTACATCAATTTGTAGAGTATATGGCTAATAGAAGAATGAAAGCTATAGGATTAACTCCACAATACGATCAGAAAACAAATCCATTACCTTGGGTTGAACATTGGTTAAATAGTAGATCAACACAAAACGCACCACAAGAAACAGAAATTGAAAGTTATGTTATTGGTGGTGTAAAACAAGATGTAAAAAAAGATCAATTTAAATCTTTCAAACTATAATGGAAAAAGAACAAAAGCATTGTCAACACTGCGATACTAAATATACAATACAATGGGACATAAGTCAACAAGACTTAGGACCAGAGACTTGTCCATTTTGTGGATATGAAGTAGGCGAAGGTGAAGATGACAATGAAGAAATTTACGATAATTGGAATTGATTATAGTTTAAATAGTCCTGCAGTTTGTGTTGCAGATGAAAGTTTTGAATTTGATAAATGTAATTTTTACTTTCTAACAAGTAAGAAAAAACATTTAGGGAAACTTAGAAATAATATAATAGGTTATGAACACAAAGAATATAAAAATCCCATCGAAAGGTTTAAAAACATCTCGGACTTTGTCCTATCTTGCTTGGAGAAAACGAGTGTTGAAAAAACAATCTTTATTGAAGGCTACTCGTTTGGCTCAAAAGGACAAGCAGTCTTTCAAATCGCTGAGAACTGTGGTATTCTCAAATATAGACTTGACTATGAAAAAGGTTTTAGATATGACACAATTGTTCCTAGTGTCGTTAAAAAATACGCTAGTGGAAAAGGGAACGCAGATAAAGAAAAAATGTACGAAAGTTTTGTCAAAGAAACAAAAGTAGATTTAAAGAAAGTATTTGATATGCAAAAACTTAACAATCCTGTTACAGATATAATAGATAGTTATTACATTGCGAAAGTTGGTTATGAAAATAGCAATAGTCACAACATTTAATCAAAAATTATACGATTATTATGCTCATAGATTTATGAGTACATATAACTGGCCATTTGATCTTTACGTCTACCACGAAGGCTGGACACCAGATATAAAAAAAGAAAATATTTTTTATAGAGATACTTTAAAAGAAAATGATGGTCAAATAGAAAACTTCATACATAGAAATCTATCCAGAAATATTGATAGTGCTTATAATCATAATAGTGAAATAAAAGAAGGCGCTAATTATAAGTTAGATGCAATAAGATTTTGTTATAAAGTTTTTTCTAAAACACACTTTATGCTATTTAATTGTAGTTATGATTATGTATTTTGGATAGATGCAGATACTTTCTTTTTAAAATCTATAACAAAAGAAGAAGTAGAACAAAAATTTTTACCTAAAGATTGTGCAATATCATTTATTGATAGACCAAGTTATTATAGCGAATGTGGTTTTGTTGGTTATAATTTAAAACACGATAAAACAAAAGACTTCATATATAATTTAAGAAGATATTATACAAAAGATTTATTATTTAAAGAACGAGAATGGCACGATAGTTATGTTTGGGATTGTGTACGAAAAAAATATTTACAAGGTGTTAAGACACATAATTTAGCTCCTAAAGTAAATAAAGTAGGTAATCCTTGGCCAGATACTTATATGGCTGAATATTGTAGTCATTTAAAAGGTAAAAAAAGAAAAGACGCAGGAGTAATGTTAAAATGAAGGCAGGAAAAATTTGGGGTAAAACGGAACTCATACACGCTAATGGTGTGTTAGAGTTTCATAGAATAGAATATAAAAAAGATGTTGCTTGTTCCAAACATAAACACAAATATAAATGGAATGGTTTTTATGTTGAATCAGGTAAGATGATGGTGAGAGTATGGCAAGAAGGTAAACAAGAAGGTCTTATAGATGAAACAATATTAAACGCAGGTGATTTTACAAGAGTTAAACCTGGTTTATTCCACGAGTTTATAGGATTAGAAGACGGTGTGGCGTTTGAGTTGTATTGGGCTGAGTTTGACCATAATGATATTGAAAGAGAAAGTCAAGGTCATAAAGTAAATGAAAAAGTTACAATTAATAGTGATGTAAATACAGCACATATGACAGAATCATTTTTAGTTGAGGGTATATGATAAGAGTCTTTATAGGATATGATGATAATGAAAAGGTAGCCTTTAGTGTATTAAGTCATAGTTTATTAAAACACTCAACACAACCTATAGCAATTACACCAATACGATTACAAAATATAAAAGATGTATTTGTAAGAGAAAGATTACCAATACAATCTACAGACTTTGCCTTTAGTAGATTTTTGGTACCTTATCTATGTAACTATTCAGGTCACGCTATCTTTATGGATTGTGATATGTTAGCGAGAGCGGATATATCTTTACTCTGGCGACAAAGAACGACCAAGTATGCCGTTCAATGTGTACAACACGACTATACACCTAATAGTACCATTAAGTTTATGAATCAACCACAAACAGTTTATCCTAAAAAGAACTGGTCAAGTATGATGATATTTAATAACGCTTTATGTAAAACACTAACACCAGATTATGTTAATAGTGCTAGTGGTTTAGAACTTCATCAATTTAAATGGTTAGAAAGTGAAGACTTAATTGGTCATATAGATGTAGAATGGAATCATTTAGTTGGTGAATATGAATATAATTACGCCGCTAAATTAGTACATTTTACCGAAGGTGGTCCTTATTTTAAAAAATACAAAGATTGCCATTATAGTGAAGAATGGTTTGATACATTTAAAGAAACTACAAAGATTGATATGTAATGAAAACGATTGATGTTTATAGTAAAACAACTGCTAAAGGTGGATTTAAATATGATTTAATGAAGGCCTTTTATGATGG